CTTGGTGAGTGCTGCGCGACGGATGGTCAGCTTGACGAGAACGGCCTTGTCGGCCAGCTTGGAAACACGTGTGAGCATGTTGCTCTCCTTTCAGTTAGTAAGTACGATGATGGCCAGAGCCGTGGCCTTCGCCTCTTCGACGCTCTTGGCCTCGATTTCGATGACGCGAGTGGAGTGGTCGCCACCCCTGCGGTCGATGCGCCACTGCTGCATCCTGTCGGCCCAGTCGGCACGGCGGGTCAAGCCCAGGTACGTGATGCGGCCCCGGATGCGCCAGTTGACCAAGGCGTCGTCGAAGTCGTGCAGGTCCCACGCCTCTCCGACCCCGCTGTTGGGGCTGTAGCGGGGGGGCCTGCGCCACTCCAGGCGAGTCACATCAGCACCTCGGCGTTGCGCGTCGCCCACTCAGAGAACGAGCGGGTGTTCTGCACGTCCTTGCACAGCTTCAACGCATCCTTGACGGTCATGACGTCGAACTCCTTGGGCAGCCGCGCCGTGTAGGTCGTGATGCGGTCGAAGTTGTCCTTCGTGGCCTTGCGGGCCAGCGCACCCGTGATGGCGAAGCGCACCGCCGGGTCATCGGGAACGTCGGCACCCTTGGGGTCGAGCAGCAGCGCGTCGATGTTGGGCAGCGCACGGAAGATCTTGCGAAAGCCCGTGTACTCGGCAGCCGCGCCCTCACCCACCTCGCCGGCCACGTTGTCGAAGAACAGTTGCTCGGGCAAGCTGTCGGGGATGTACGACACACGCTCCCACGAACGGGGCGTCGGGTTGCAGAAGCGGTTGGCGTCGAACTCGGACAGCAAGCCCGGGCGGAAGCGCATGAACTGGATGAGTTCGACGGGCAGGTCATTGTCGAGCGCCCACTCGGACCAGTCGTCGAGGTTCTCCGTGAAGTCGAAGCGCCGCGTGCGGTTGGCGAGCTTGCTGGTGATGCGGTTGGCCCCGCTCTTGTCCTCGGTGCGGTTGCCAGTTGCGATGATGAACAGTTGCTCGGTCAGCGGGAGCTGGCCTGCGTGGCGGTCGTAGATGACGCGGCACAGCGCGTTCTGCATGGCCACGCTGCCGTCGCTGAGTTCCTCCAGGATGAGTGCTGCGCGACCCTGGCCCTGGCGGATGGAGTAGAACTCCTGCGGGGGCAGCCACTCGGAGTGGTCACCCTTGGATGCGGGCAGGCCCATGACGTCGACCGGGTCACGCAAGGATGCGTTGAACTCGATGACCTTGGACGGCTCGATGCCCAGCTCGCCCACGATGTCGCGGGCACATGCGGACTTGCCGCCACCTGGGGCTCCCAGGATGAACGGCACGACCTTGTTGCCGTTGGGGGCCTTGAACTGCTCCAGGATGGAGGTCTTGATGTGTTGATAGCGCATGTTAGTTCCTGTGTGAATGAATGAGAAAGGGAACGAGGGGTGAGATGCTAACTGATTCAGATGTTAGGCGGCAAGAGTTCCTCATAGGGGTTGGTGTTGAAGAGTTTGGCCACGGGAGCGAACTCCACGTTGCCCTCGGCGTCACGGTTGACCATGCACACAGTGGCCACGGGCTCGCCTGTACTGGCGTCGGTGCACTGCATGAGCGCGAGGTCTTGGTTCTTGGCTGCGCGCAGCAGGTTGTTGAAGTTGGCCTTGTGGCCAGCGGACAGGGCAGGGGATGCGTGTGTCATGCGGTCTCCAGTTGCGGGGTTGGGTTGAAGAGTTTGTATGCCACGAGGGGCACCATGCCCTGGATGGCGAGGGTCACCATGTCCTCACGCGACAGCAGCGTCGTGCCATCGTCGGGGTGCGGGTGGGTCTGGGAGCGGTGCTTGGATGTGGTCACGCTGAAGCGGTCCTGGTTCTCGTACCACCTACTGGTGGTGCAGTCGTAGACGAACAGCGGCCATGAGCCGTAGCTGTGCACCACGTAGCGCAGGTCGTCTTCGGTCCACCGTGCGTGCAGGTTGTTGCCGTTGAAGGGGCGGCGGCGAATGACGAAGGGTCTGGCGTCGCGGTTGGCGATGCGGTCGATCATGTGCCCACCCTGCGCAGGCTGCGGATGAAGGAGTCCGCTCTCGGGCTGTTGCGCTCCACGGTCTTGATGACGAAGCCCTGAGCCTTGGCGGCTTCCACGAACACGGCTGCGTCGCAGTCCTCTTCGAGGTACAGCGTGTCCCCGTCGTGGCTGCGGTAGCTGTAGTGGCTGATCCTGGGGATGATGTGCAGGGCCACGGCGAGGGTGCGCGGGACTTCGAGCCAGCCGTGGCCCGGGTCGGTGTGGAAGTTGAGTTGGAGCAGGGTGCTCATGGGGTCTCCATGGTTGAGGTTGTGGGTTGGGGGTTGATTGCTATCGCTGCGGGCAGCAGCAACAGGGCGGCGTGGTTGTCTGGTTCGAGCCTGTAGAGGACTCTCAGCGTTGTCGGGTCCATGTCCATGTATGGACCGCAGTCGTCCCAGGCGATCAAGGCTGCGGCTGCGTCCAAGGCTGCGTCCCTGGCTGCGTCCCTGGCTGCGACCCAGGCTGCGTCCAAGGCTGCGTCCCATCGGTCGGGGTGGGCTCGCAGGGACTCAAGGACTCTGTCTATCCTCTCGGCGTTGGGCAGGTGCCCCCATGCTGTGGCGGTCATGGACCCGGCTCTCCGTCGTGAGTGCTGCGCGTCCTGGCCAGGACCTCGTCGAAGGTGGGCAAGCGCTGCGCGATGTCGATGAACCTGTAGGACTGACAGACGGCGCAGCCCGGCTCGAACTCCGGGCACCGTGGTCCGGCGATGCGTGCGAGGGTGTGCAGTCCCTCACGGATGCGTTGCTTGCGCAGCGCGTTGTTGCGGGCGCGAAGGCTCATCGGTGCAGTCCTCCTTTGTTGTTGAGGCCCTTGAGGTCCTCGGGGTTGGTGATGAGCATGTAGTTGCTCTTGTGCATGGGTGCTACCGTGCATGGGTGCTACCGTGCATGGGTGCTACCGTGCATGGGTGCTACCGTGCATGGGTGCTACCGTGCGCTTGGTGGCACGGGCGACTTGCTCCCCACAGTCCATGCAGGTAGGGCGCGGGGCCTTGGCCCGGTGGGGTTCGACTCGCACCGCATAGCAGTGCGTGCAGATGGGCAGGTAGAGGTGGTTCACGAGTGGAACCCGTAGTGCGTGTCGTGCCAGACGGCACCGATGACGTAGCCGAGTTCGCCGTCAGCCTTGAGGTAGACGGCTGCAATGTCCGGGCCGTTGCCGTCGCGGTAGATGCGCACGATGGGGTAGGTGTGAGCCGCCCACGAGGCGAGGTAGCCGATGGCTGCCCACAGGGGTTTCCAGTCGCAGCCGGGGAGGTCTTTGGCGATGTTGGCCATGTCTTCCGAGGTGAGCTGGAGTTCGATGGTGCGTGGCATGAGTGCTCCTGGTTGGGCTCGGGTCAGATGAATGCTGCGAGCAGCAGCCCGATGGCTGCGCCGAATGCAGCGGCGAAGAGGGCGTCGATGGGGCGGGCGGGCTTGTCGTCCATGGGGGCTCCTTGTTTGGTTAGGTGTTGGTGAGGATGTGCTTGACCATCAGCGTGGTCTGGAGAACCTCCAGTGAGGTGTCCATCAGGGGGATGAGGGCGTGGGCGTCGTCGTCGTCGTCCTTGGGGGCGGTGTAGTCAGTGACTACCCATGCGAACAGGTCGCGGCTCAGGGTGATCTGGGCGAGCTCCTGGGTGTACCAGTCAGGGCCATCGCCGTCGTACCATGCGTCGGGCTCGGAGTAGCACACCCGGCACAGGGTCCAGGATTCATCCCACTCGCGATGCCAGAACAGGGTGCCTTCGCCCAGGTTTTCGAGCCATCGAGCGTTCATGCGGGCGCGGCGGCGGTACTCTTCATCCTCGTCCTGCGCAGCCGACTCCTTGCGCACCCACTCGTCCATCGCGGCGTCTTCAGCCTCCTGCTTCTCCACCTGGGCGGAGTGCAACTCGGCCAGCAGGCCCCGGTTCTGCTCACGCAGGAAGGACGCCCAGTCCTGGCGCTTGGCGGTGTTCTTGTAGTCACGCGCCCAGAACTTGAACAGGCCATGGTTTTGGCTGCGCTTGCCCACATGGGCGTGACGGGTGAACTGCATGGACTTTGCGTTCATGTGCATGGTGTGTATACCCACGTTAGGGTGTGGAGGGGGTAATAAGACAAGCAATTAGACAAACGGGGGGTGGGCTTGTCTTAATGCAAAAGGCCAAAACACACTAGCGGGTAGTGTGCGCTGCCTCTTTTTTGTGCAATTAGACAATTAGACAACTTTTGGCGGAGGACCAGCGCCTTTTTGGGGGTCTCGGAATTTGCGCGGCGCGTGGCCGCTTTCAGACCCGGCGAGTCCTCACGTACACGTGATCCTTTTTCTTGTCTAATTGTCTAATTGTCTAATTACAAGATGGAAATCATCGTGACACACTAGCGGGTAGTGTGTTTTGGGGGTCACGATAATTAGACAACTAATAAGACAAAAACGGATCTTGTCTTATTACATGGGGGCACACTACCCGCTAGTGTCCCCGAGATTCAGCGCCCCGGAGGGCCTGACGACACACTACCCGCTAGTGTGTCACGATCATTTTTGGAAATCCGTCGGACTCCATGATCGTGACGGACTGGTGCGCGATGAGTGCTCCGCGGGCCCCTTTGCCCGCAACACACTACCGGCTAGTGTTCCTGTCGTTCTTGGCGTTCCAGAACTTGCCGGGGCCGGGCTCGCGGAACTGGTTGGGGTAGCGGAACCCGTTAACGCATGCGGCCTGATAGATGCCTGGGCTCTTGATCTTGGAGCCCGGACGGGTGCCCGAGTAGCCTGGGCGTGCGCTGGTTTGGGGGATGCGGGCCGCTTGCACTGCATGGAAGTCGAGCGCAGCGGGGAGTCTCGGGCCGCGCACACTAGCGGATAGTGTGCCGGCTGCTACACGATGGACTGTGGGCATGATGCCTCCTGGTTGGGACACTAGCGGATAGTGTCGGGGTTGGTAAACCTACTGGGAGGGCCCCCGAAGGGGCCTACCCGCTAGGCTCACTCGGCGTCAGCGCCGTCGGTCTTGATCGAGGCCATCACACGCTGGGCGTGGTATATGGACACTTGCTGGTTGAGGATCTCCAGGAGTTCGCGGTTGCGCACGCTCACGCTGGCATCCTTGACCATGCCCTCCATGCGCTTCATGAACTTGTCCACGGCCTCGGACACGTCGAACACGGACACGATGGGCGCCTCGGGCTTGGCGTCTTCCCAGGGCAGGGCCAGGAGACGCTCACGCAGGGCGGCGCGGTCTTCGGCCTTCATGGCCTTGGCGCGCTCGGAGTCGAACCCGAACTTGTCCTTACCCTTGGGGATGAACATGCAGGTGTTCTTCTCGAACCAAGCCCGCAGGGATGCGCGGCGCATGCCCTTGCCGATGTTCTCCACCAGTTCGTTGGCGGGGGTTACGTTCCCGTGATCGACGGCGTGCAAGGCGCACTCCACCGCGACGGCTTGGACGTCCTTGGTGAGCTTGGCTGCGGCCTTGCCGATGCGACCGATGGCTTGCATAAGTTGCTTGATATCCATGATGAGGTTCTCCAGTAAGTGAATGAGAGGGGATTCGGGCACCGCCCGGTAATGCACACCCCGTGGTTGCGAATGTGCATTGGCTGATGGTGCAGGGGCATTTGCGCCCCCCGTGGCGCGACGGTCAGTTGCTTGGTCGGAACCGTCAGTCCGCGATATGAAGGGTTTTTGTGGGAAATCCGGGAACGTGCCTTAGTCCAAACCATCGGAGCACGTACGGAAACCATCCTGCGAGGCAGGTTGCGACATGACGCCCGGCCATCACGGGGTTTCCCCCCTTTTGGCGTGCGACTATCCGCGGCGTCTCGGAATACAGTACCCGTGGGACGCACGGGCGGGAACCTACCTCACCCCCGGCTCTTTGCGTCTAGCGCTGGACGCCGGGTCTCTCCACTGTAGGCGGGGCTGCTACCGTTAGCACTTGACCCCGTCTACACCATAGGCGGCACTGCTACTCGACCCCCCGGGGTGGCCCCACCCCCGCCCCCACCCGGCCCCCCTGGCTTACGGGCTGCGCTCACGACGACCCGACACCCACGACATACACACGTTACGCAGTACCTACTACCCCGTCGCACCCCCCTCCCAACCAGAAAACAACACCCAGACCACATACACACGTTGCGCACCACGTGCTAACATGTCCCGCATCACATGGAGATACCGCAAATGCGTGTGCGTGGGGACTTCTGGAACGTCGGCGGCCTGATCGCGCTGTGGGCGGTGTGCTGCGTGGCCATCGGAGCCGCCTTCCGGCTCATGGCGTGGCTGTTCTGCCTGGGCTACGGCTGCTGAAAGCCCGTCGTGAAGCGCCACAACCTCTTCCTGCCCGACGAAATGGTCGCTGAGGCCCGAAAACTGGCCCAAAAGCGTGGGGTTGCTCTCGCCGACGTCATCCGAACGGCCCTGGACAAGTACCTGCAAGCCGTCAGGCGCGCTGCGGAGGCGAAAAATGGGCCCCAGTGACGACGAAATCGACGATTTCCCCCTCGAACCGGACTTTCGGCCGGTCCAGCTACCCCCAGTACCCCCTGAAATGCTCTTCTACCTCGCCCTTGGGCGCGAGGACGAGCTGGTTGTGGCCTCCAGGTACGGTTTCTCGGTCGAGGACTACCACCGGCTGTGCGAATTGCGCCCCTTCCAGGTCGCGCTGGCCTCGCAGCGGGCCCAGTTGGACAAGGACGGCATCACATTCCAGGTCATGGCGGCCATGCAGGCTGCGGAGTTGCGCGACAAGACGTGGATGCAGGCCATGGGGCCCGAAGTGCCCCTGTCGCAGCGCCTGGAGGCCCTGAAGACCTTCGCCAAGCTCGGCAACCTCGAACCCAAGGAGGTCAAGGGCCCGGTGGGTGCCGGCACGGGCTTCTCGATCCAGATCAACCTGGGCGACAGGAGCATCAGCATGACCAACAGCCCACGCCCCATCCAGGCCGTGCAGGATGTCAACGTGCTGGAGGCTGAGTGACTCCATGAGCGTCTACGACCCGACCAAGACCCAGCGCGGCTTCATGCTCGATGAGGCCTACGTGCGCGTGCTCGCCGGGCCGGTGGGCGGCGGCAAGTCGGTGACCTGTGTGCACGAGCTGGTGCGCCTTGCCTGCGGGCAGGCCCCGAACAAGAACGGGGTGCGCAAGACCCGGGCGGTCATCGTGCGTAACACCGCCGACCAGTTGGCGCTCACGACGAGGAAGACCGTCTTCGACTGGCTGCCCCCGGGCGAGGCCGGGGTGTGGAAGGCCGTGGAGAAGACCTTCACGCTCATTGCCACGCTGCCGGACAACACCCGCGTGGAGTCGGAGTGGCTGTTCATCGCGCTCGACACCCCTGACGACGTGCGAAAGGCGCTCAGCCTTGAGACCACGTTCCTGTGGGGCAACGAGGCCCGGGAGCTGCACAGCGAGGTCGTGGACGGCCTGCTGGGCCGCCTGAACCGCTACCCCTCGATGAAGGACGGCGGGCCCACCCGGAGCTGCGCGCTCTTCGACACCAACATGCCCGATGAGGACACGTGGTGGCACGACAAGATGGAGAACCCGCCGTCGAACTGGGCGATCTACACGCAGCCTGCGGCCATCATGAAGCCCGAGGTCTACACGGAGCGCTTCGGCGAGGAGCCCGAGGAAGTCTTAGAGGACAAGGACCTCAACGAGTGGGTGGTCAACCCGGAGTGCGACAACTACGACCACCTGCCCAAGGCCTACTACCCCAACCTGATCCCGGGCAAGACCGAGGATTGGCTACGTGTGTATCTACGATCGGAGTACGGCCGGTCCCTGTCGGGCACCCCCGTCTACGAGAAGACCTTCACGTACGACTTCCACGTGGCCCGGGAGCCGCTGAAGTTCATCCGTGGGGAGTCGTACCCGATCGTGATCGGCGTGGACTTCGGGCGCACGCCGGCGGCCGTCTTGAAGCAGCGCGACCCGCGTGGGCGCGTGCTGACCCTGGGGGAGATAACGGCGGAGAACATGGGCATCGAGACGTTCATCAGCACCAAGCTCAACCCGTTCATCGCCAACAACTTCGCCGGCGCCACGTTCGTGTGCGCCCCGGACCCGGCGGGCTTCGCCAAGCAGCAGATGAACGAGATGTCGCTCGTGGACGTGCTCAAGAAGGCCGGGTACAAGTGCGTGCGCCCGCCCACCAACGACCCCGAGCGGCGCATCCAGGCCGTTGAACGCTTGCTGGTTCAGCAGTTGGAGGGTAAGGCGATGTACCTCATCGACCCCTCGTGCGAGACGCTGATCCGGGGGTTCCGCTACGGCTACCGCTACAAGATCAAGAAGAACGGGGAGCTGGAGGACCGGCCGTACAAGAACTCCTTCAGCCACGTGCACGACGCCAACCAGTACGCCGACAGCGTGATCGACATGAACGTGCGAGGCGTGGCACTCCAGTCCGGCCGGCGCGAAGTCAAGAAGGTCGAGCGGGTGTACTGAAACGCCGAAGCACGTGCTAACATCGCCAAAGCCACCATCTAACCGGGCGATACATGACTCCGACCCTTGGTATCAGCGTGGGCGGGATTCTGCCCGCCATGTCGGCCAAAGACGTCGCCGACCAGGAGCGCAAGGCCGCGCAAGTTGCGCAGGCCCAGCCGCTCATCCGTGAGCTTGCAGGCCACGTTCGCCGCTGCTGGACCGAGGCTCGCAAAGCCAAGGAGCAGACGGTCGAGCCGCGCATGTTCAAGGCGGTGCGCGCCCGGCGCGGGGAGTACGACCCCGACGTGCTGACCAAGATCCGCGAGCAGGGCGGCTCCGAGATCTTCATGATGCTCATGAGCAACAAGTGCCGTGGCGCCTCTGGGTGGCTACGTGACGTGATGCTCGGCCAGGGCAGCGAGAAGCCGTGGACGCTGCGCCCCACACCCTCGCCGGACCTGCCGCCCCCGTTGATGGAGGAGCTGCGCCAGCACGCCGTGCAGCAGGTGGCCATGGTCATCCAGGCCACGGGGCAGGCCCTGCCACCCATCCAGTTGCGCCGCTACCTCAACGAGCTGCGCCAGGAGTACGTGTACAACCTCCAGGATCAGGCGAAGTACAGCACCCGCCGCATGGAAGACAAGATGGAGGACCAGCTCATCGAGGGCGGGTTCCTGCCGGCGGTGGACGCCTTCATCGACGACCTGACCACGTTCCCCTGCGCGTTCCTGAAGGGCCCGATCATCCGGCGCAAGCCCAGGCTGAAGTGGAACGCCGACGCGATGGGCGGCTTTCAGCTCTCGATCATCGACGACCTTGTGCTGGAGTGGGAGCGCGTCGACCCGTTCATGATCTACCCGAGCCCGGCGTCCACCGGCATCCAGGACGGCTACCTCATCGAGCGGCACAAGCTGCGCCAAGCCGACCTGGAGGCGATGATCGGCGTCGAGGGCTACGACGACGGCGCCATCCGCATGGTGCTTGAGGACTACGGTCGCGGCGGCTTGCAGGAGTGGCTCGTCGTTGACTCGACCAAGGCGCAGGCCGAGGGCCGCTCCACGACTGCGGTCATGCAGAACTCCGAGCACCTGATCGACGCGCTCCAGTTCTGGGGCATGGTCTCGGGCCAGATGCTGCGCGACTGGGGGCTCGATGAGACCGAGGTGCCCGACACCGCCAAGCAGTACCCCTGCGAGGCGTGGCTCATCGGCGAGAAGGTCATCAAGGCGTCGCTGAACTTCGACCCGCTGGGGCGCAAGCCCTACTACAAGGCCTCCTACGAGGACGTGCCGGGGACCTTCTGGGGCAACTCGGTCTACGACCTCATCAAGGACTGCCAGGAGATGTGCAACTCCGCCGCCCGGGCGCTGGCCAACAACATGGGGATCAGCTCGGGGCCGCAGGCGTGGGTCAACATCGACCGCATGCCGGCAGGCGAGGACATCACGAACCTCTACCCCTGGAAGATCCACCAAGTCACGAGCGACCCGATGGGGTCCTCGGCTGCGCCGGTGGGCTTCTTCCAGCCCAACTCCAACGCCCAGGAGCTGCTGTTCGTCTACGAGAAGTTCAGCGTGCTGGCCGACGAGTATTCGGGCGTGCCGCGCTACATGACCGGCAGCGCCCCGGCGGGTGGGGCAGGGCGCACGGCGTCTGGCATGAGCATGCTCATGAACAACGCCAACAAGTCCATCAAGCAGGTGGTGTCCAACATCGACCGCGCCATGAGCGAGCTGCTGGAGCGCCTGTACTTCCACAACATGAAGTACAGCGACGACCCGGAGCTGAAGGGCGACGCGCAGATCGTGGCCCGTGGCGTCAGCTCCGTGCTGGCCAAGGAAGCCGCCCAGGTGCGGCGCAACGAGTTCCTGGCCGCCACCGCCAACCCCATCGACATGCAGATCATGGGCCTGGACGGCCGGGCCACGCTGCTGCGCGAGACGGTCAAGCAGCTCGACGTGCACCCAGACGAAGTGGTGCCGCCTCCGCAGCGCCTGCGCGTGCAGCAGCAGCTCCAGCAGATGATGCAGATGGGCATGCCCCAGGGCGCCCAGGCACTGCCGAACCCCGGCCAGCAGGCGGCCCCGGGCGGGCAGCAGTTGATGGACGGAGCACCCGTGACGGACAACTTCGAGCCCGCAGGGGCTTGACGTTAGCGCCTACTTCGGATACAACCGCGACTGTTAGGAGCTGAACCCATGAAGCGCTCGATGCAAGCACACGCCAACGAAGAGGCCAAGGCCTTGAAGCGCGGCGGTGCGTCGCCCCGGCTGATGGCCGAGGAGAAAGCCGAGTACGCCAAGAAGGGCGTGAAGTTCCCCGCCAAGACACCCGCAATGAAGCGAAAGGCCCGCTGAAATGAAGTCCCTCATGAAGACCAAGAAGGTTGGCCGTTACTACGACGGCGGCGAAGTGAGCAGCATGCCCGAAGACGGCGCTGATCTGCGGCGCGATGACGAGCTGATGCCGGCGAAGCCCCAGACGGCCAGCGCCCCGGTGCGCAAAGCCCCGAGCAAGCCGGCAGCCCCCAAGAGTTCGCCTGCCGCTGCCCCTGCCGCGCCCCAGCGCGTTGAGGTCGTCGCCAAGCGATACCCCAAGGACGACGAGAGCAAGTCGGTTTCTGCCCGCGCAAAGGACACTCTCACCCGCGCCCGTATGGGCAGCGCGGATACGGACTCGCGCTCGGTAACCTCCCGCATGGGGGGCTCTGAGCGCCAGGGCTCTTCGACGACGACGGACACGCGGTCTTTGGCTGAACGCGCCAAGGCCTCCCGAGACAGCGCTCGCTCCAGTGGCACGGGAACCGATTCCCGACCTGTCGGTGAGCGCGTTCGCTCCGCATTTGGTTTTGCCGACGGCGGACTGGTCAAGCGCGGTGCGCTGAAGTCCCACGGCAAGGCTTGCTGAAATGCTAACCCGGCCAGACGCCCACCAGTACCAAGCACTGGCGCGGCTGGCTCGCAACCCTGATGGAGAGGTGCTCCTGGCGCTGCTGGACACCGAACTCCGAAGGCTGCAACTGAACTTGCTGGACTCGTCCGGCGAAGCGACTCCAAGGCTGCAAGGCATGGCCAAGGAAGTCGCTGAGATTCTCGACCTTCTGCGGAACGCTCCGCAGGTGGCAGAGAAGGTCCGAGCGCCCAAGGCCTAACGCCCGGCGTCGGTTTTTCAACTTGCCCAAGCCCCATCCTTGCGGGGCCGGCGATGGAGTATTCATGGCATTGCCCAAACAGGTCCAGGCGCAGGCTGATGCGCTGGAGCAGTACGAACGTCAGGTTGCAGACGCCCTCAAAGCGAACGAACCCAAGCCGGACGACCCTCCACCCGATTCGCCCAAGGACCCGCAGGGAAGTGCTCCGGCACCAGCCCCGGCACCTGCGCCGGCTGAGCCGCCGAAACCGGCTGACGATGACAGCAACACGTGGCGGCAACGCTACTTGTCGCTGCAAGGTCAGTACAACAGCCAAGTGCCTGCGCTACAGCAGCAGGTGCAAACGCTCACGGAGTCGGTGTCGCAGCTCACGCAGCAGTTGAAGGTCAAGGAGGCTCCGCCTCCCGAGCCCGAAGCCGATCTGGTGACGAAAAAGGACGTTGACGCTTTTGGTGAGGACTTGGTGGACCTCGCTCGCCGTATCGCCAAAGAGGAATTTGGCAAGCGCGAGACGAAGTACGTCGAGCGAATCGAGGCGCTGCAAGGGCAGCTCGCCGAAGCCAAAGGTCAGGTCGGTGAAGTCGTGGAGTCCACGGCCAAGACGGCGAACGAACGCTTCTTCGAGGCGCTCGACGCTCGCCTTCCGGGCTGGGACAAGGTGCAGGCTACAGCCGAGTGCCAGGAGTGGCTCGGCGCCCGGATTCCAGGGACCACGGTGACGTGGGACATGGCACTGAAGGACGCAGCCGGCCGCCGCGACGTGAAGACGGTTCTCGAAGTCTTCGAGAACTTCTTCGGCAAGCACCCGACGCTGGACCCGAACGCTGCGGCGCCGGCCCCCGCACCCGCCAAACAAGAGCTGCAACGTCAGGTCGCGCCGAGCAAGTCGAGCGCCTCCACCCCCACTGCCAACACCAAGCGCACCTACACGGGCGCCGAGTATCAGACCGAGAGCATGCGGCTGATGCGGCTGATGCAGAAGGGGGCGGTGGACGAGGCTGGCCGGCTCGAAGCAGAACTGAACGCTGCTCTCGCGGAGGGACGGGTCACACCGTAAGTCCCCGGGGGTGGTGAGTTGAAAACCGTGAACTAGGAGCTTCTCACATGTCTACCATCACCCCAGGCGCAGCCTATGCCGTACAGGCCCCGTTCAACACGAACCCGGCCTACTCCGGCACCTTCATTCCGGCCATCTGGTCGTCCAAGCTGAACGTCAAGTTCTACGCGAGCACCACGTTCGGCGATGTCTCCAACACCAATTGGGAAGGCGACATCAAGAACATGGGCGACAAGGTCATCATCAACAACATCCCGACGATCACGATCAACGCCTACACGGTGGGCCAGTCGCTGACCTACGAGGTGCCGGTCCCGAACACGATCGAGTTGCAGATCGACAAGGGCTTCTACTTCGGCGTGAACGTCTCCGACGTGCTGGAGTACCAGTCTCAGCCCAATCTGATGGACATGTTCACGACGGACGCGGCCAACCAGATGAAGATCCGGCTCGACACCGACTGCTTCCTGAACACGTTCAGCGACGCGGCTGCGGCCAACGTCGGCGCGACCGCTGGTGCGCTGTCCGGCCAGTACAACATGGGCACCGACGCGTCGCCTCTGGACTACGCGGCTGCTTCCAGCCCCCCGCTGATCCTGAACACGATCGTGTCGATGGGCAACATCCTGGACGAGCAGAACGTGCCCGAGAGCGACCGCTTCCTGGTCCTCACGCCGTACGAGCGCCAACTCCTGATGCAGTCCCCCCTGGCTCAGGCGTACGTCACTGGCGACAGCCAGTCGATCCTGCGCAACGGCAAGATCGGGCGCATCGACCGCTTCGACATTTACGTGTCGAACCTGCTGCCCAAGGCCGCCGCCAACCAGAACTACACGGGTGGCGCGGACGCCGGCAAGATCAAGCGGCACGTGATGATCGCCGGCCACAAGTCGGCCATGACCTTCGCCAGCCAGATCAACAAGGTCGAGAGCCTGCCCAACCCGAATGACTTCGGGACCCTGGTGCGCGGCCTGATGATCTACGGCCGCAAGGTCGTGAAGCCGGAAGCTCTGGCCTACGCAGTCGTCAAGGGCTGATAGCAATAGCTGACGCGGGGGCCCTTCGGGGCCCTCGTGTTAGCATGAGAGTAGGTCCTAACTCAGTCAGGAGTCTTCATGGCTGTCACCACTGTGGCGTCGCTTCTTGCCCGCGCCGCCGTCGTCCTTCAAGACCCGACGAACATCCGCTGGCCTCAGACCGAGCTGCTGGACTGGCTGAACGACGGGCAGCGCGAGATCGCGCTCTACAAGCCCAACGCCTGCGTCAAGAACGTCTCGTTGCAGCTCGTGGCCGGCACCAAGCAGGTGCTGCCCGCTGACGGCGTGTCTCTGGTGGACGTGGTGCGCAACATGGGCACCAACGGTAGCACCCCCGGCGACGCGGTCCGCGTGGTCACCCGCGAGATCCTGGACGCTCAGATCAAGGGCTGGCACAGCTCCACGCCCAGCGCCGCAGCCAAGCACTACGTCTACACGCCGCTGGACCCCAAGACGTTCTACGTGTACCCGCCGCAGCCGGCCTCCGGCATGGGGCAGGTCGAAGTCATCTACGTGGCCGCGCCAACAGACGCGACGCTGGTGAGCACGATCTCCATCGACGACATCTACATGACGTCGCTGCTGAACTACATCCTGTTCCGGGCCTACACCAAGGACGCCGAGTACGCCAACAACGCGCAGCTCGCCACCGCGTACTTCGCGCAGTTCCAGGGGGCCATGCAGGGCAAGACGGCGTCCGAAGTCGCCTCAAACCCGAACGCGTCCATGGGGGGCTTCAACCCTAACTCGCCGGGCGGGACGAAGTGACCCCAGTTCCGTACGAGTCCTTCTTGCCGCACGTGCTGCCGTACGCGCCGGCCTGCTTTGACGCGCAAGCTGTCATCGCGGTTCGCAACGCGTGCATCGACTTCTGTCGAGACACGCTCTTGCTGCAAGAGGATCTCGACCCGATCAACGTGAAGGCCGGGGAGAACGTGTGCGACATCGACGTGCCCCGGGGCTACATCCTGGCCCAGGTGCTGTCGCTCTACTACGTCGGTCGCAAGCTGGAGCGCAAGAGCCAGCTCGAACTGGAGCGGCTCTACACGCGGGACTGGCAGTCGCTGGTCGGCGCGCCCCAGGTCTTCACGCAGTTCAACCAGGAAGAGGTCACCGTGACGCCCCGGCCCGCTGAGGCTGTGCAAGGGGCGATCACGGGGCGCATCGCGCTCGTTCCTAGCCGCACCTCAGCCGAGGTCGACGGCGTTCTGCTGGAGCGGTATCTGGACGACGTGGCGGCCGGCGCTCTGGCCCGGCTGCTCGTGACCCCCGACCAGCCCTACACCAACCTTGCCGCTGCTGGCATGTACGCGTCCAGATTCCGCTCAGGCGTCACGCAGGCGCGTGCCTTCGTCAACGGCGGCATGAACCATGCACCCATGAGGGTGCGCTTTCAACGAATCACGTAACGGGAGCCCACCATGGCTGTCATCTACCGCACCGCTACCAAGACCGCCCGCATGAACGCGGTGGTCACCGACATTGGCGCCAGTGGCAAGCTCAAGCTGTTCACGTCTGGTGATGTGCTGCTGGCCACCTTCACCTTGGCGGCCACTGCTGGCACGGTCTCCGGCACGGTGCTGACCTTCTCGGACGCCAACGGCGCCACGGCGGGCATCCTGAACACGAACGCTTCGGCGGCTGGTGTTGCGGCCAAGGCCACGGTCACCACCAGCGCGGACGTCGACATCATCACCGGCCTGACGGTGGGCGCCAGCGCAGCGGACCTGATCCTCGACAACCCGAACCTCGCGTCGGGCCAGTCGGTCACGATGAACAGCGCGACGATCTCCCACGCTTGAGGTGGCGCATGACAGCAGCGAACGCCGCTACCTATGTGGAGGCTCAATAAATGCCAAGCACCTATCCCGGCGCGCTTGACAATGTCGCCGCCAACAAAACCAACACCACGGTCAGCGCGAATGACCATGCGCCGCACCACAACGACTTGGCCGACGCGGTCAATGCCGTTCAGTCTGCGTTGGGCGTAAACCTTAACAACGTTATCAGCCTGCCCCAGAACGCTCAAAGCGCGGCTTACACGCTTGTTTTGTCTGACTCTGGAAAGAGCATCGTCCACCCGATCACGGACAACAACGCCCGCACGTTCACGATCCCTGCAAACGGCAGCGTGGCGTTCCCGGTCGGCACCACGGTCACGTTCATCAACATGATCAACACCGTGACGATTGCCATCACCACGGACACGATGTACCTCGCCGGAGCGGGAACCACGGGCAGCAGAACGCTGGCTGCTTACGGTGTGGCGACGGCCATCAAGGTCACCAGCACAAGCTGGATTATCTCTGGCAACGGGCTTACCTGACCATGAGCGGCGTACTGCACGGCGTTGTTGCGTCTCTGAAGGCGGCCGCGGCTGCGGCCACGGATGCGTTCTTTGAGTACGTCACCCTGTTGCTGAACACCAGCGCAACGAACGGCGCTCAGAACAACACGTTTCTTGACAGCAGCACCAACAACTTCACCGTCACCCGCAACGGCGACACCACGCAGGGGTCGTTCAACCCGTACATGCCCAGCGGGTACTGGAGCGGGTTTTTTGATGGGACTGATGACCGCCTGACGGTTGCAGACAACGCGGCGCTTCGACCCGGTACTGGAAACTTTACCATTGAGGCATGGGTGTTTCGCACTGCCAGCGGGGCCGCGCACACCATCTACGCCAAAGGCGGGGCCATTACGGGCTTTGTGTTCCAAATTACGTCTGGGAACTTGCTGCGCTTCACGGACACCACGACAAACATTGACTCCACCGGCACTGTCGCGGCAAACACTTGGGTTCATGTGGCTGTCGTGCGCGAAGGCACCGGCACGAACCAACTCAAGATCTACATCAACGGCACCAACGACGGTCAGGGTACTGTCAGCACAAACTTTAAC